TTACCGAGTATCTGCTTCCGGCACAAACTTCTCCAGCAGTGCCAGACTCTCCTTTGACGAATACCCCCACAGCACCGAACTCAGGGCATCAATAGCCATCTGGCGCTTGCGGAAGTAAGTACGGTAGCTGATGTCGCGGATATGCGGCTCCAGCTTTTCGATGATCTCCTGCGTGTTCGCCAACTGCTGCGGTGACAGGTAGGTGTAGTACAGGAGCCAGTAATAGCTCTCACCGTATTTGTGCTTTGTCCGCAACAGCTCCACAGAGGTATCCAGCAGCTTCAGCATCTTGTAGCTTCGTTCGATGCAGCGGGCATGATCCTCAATCGCCGAACCCTCGAAGGTGATGCCGGCCACATAGAGGGACTCCAGGAACTCCTCTATGCTGCTGCCATACTCGATCTGGAACTGCCGACGTACCTGCTGCACGGACAGTTCCAGGCTCCACACCACGTCCCGGTACTTGCGCAGCAGCATCCATGTATCATGGTACAGGGGATTATCGGTCACTTTGGGTTCTTGTGCAGTCTTTTTCATCGTTCGGCCTCCTTATCGCCGCGCATCCCGGTCGGGTGCAATCTGAGTTCAAAGTGATAGACTTCCTGAGCATCACCGCAGGTGACCACCAGTTGAAGCCACCGGCGCAGCGGAGGCACCCCTTCTATTGTAACCTCGCAGTCGTCGGATAATGGTAATAACATATACTTGGATTTAGGGCATGACGCACACGGCAGCCCTTGTGCCACAAGGATCTCCCGCATCTTACGCTCGATTCGATGGCGGTTCATTTCTGAAACGCTACCGGCCTCATTTGAACCGCTGGATGCCGCAGTAGTCAGGGCGGTTTCTTCCTGAAGCTCCAGCTTGATGCCAAGGCTCATGGCGATCTCTTCCTTGTCCACCACAATGTCAGAAATCTGGAACATGGTGGAGAGATAGTTCTGGAGATAAATCGTGGTGCCATGTGTCCCGGGGAAGGCTGCCAGTTGCAGATAGCCCCGTTCGGCCATGCGCTTGAGGTATCGGCCAGCGGTCGCCTTAGAGATGCCCCAGCGGGATGCCAGTTCTGCGTAGCTGACCAGCGGGCAGCCTGTACCGTTGCGGAGATAGACCACCGGCCCGATGTCTGAACCGAGGACTTGCGGATCGTTATAGACCGTGTTCAGCCATAGATCCAATATGGCGTCCATCTCCGAGCAGTGACCGGCGCTGATCAGTTCTGTGGCTGTGGAGACAGGGAAGAAGAAAAATCCGGTATCCTTCTGGCAGGGCGCATTGTAGTCGAGGATCGTGTTGTGACGCCGCCAGCCGCGAATCTTGAATTTGACCAGCTTACCATGTCCGAGAACAAGAAAACTGATAAGCCCTTTCTTTTGCAGCCCCTCCAATGCGGTTAAGGTCTGGCGGCGGAAGCGTGTGCGGAAATACTGGGACAGTTCCTCCACGGACATGATCCATTCGCCGGGGTAGATGGTGTAGCTGATGCCATCAATGCGCTTATATGAGGTGCGGAAGTTGGCATAGGCGCAGAGCACGACAAAATAAAAAAGATCGGAGCCTCCGCTCACGCGAATGCTCCGGTCTGCTATCAAGGCTTGTACGAACTGCCGGTAGATCCGGCAGCGTGGATAGTCTACAATCTGTTTGATCTCAAGTGTATATTCTGACATGGAAACCTCCTGAAATGCGCTTCCATAATGGGAAGCCTTGTGTTATAATTGGCATGGAGAAAAGCGGCGCAGCATTACCAAATGTGGAATGATGTTCTGCTGGTAATGCTGCGCTATTGCGCTATTTAGATGTTGGTACGATTCGTATGCCTGATGGTCTGTTTCTTGTTCTGTCTGAACCCCGATGAACTGAATTCCTTAGAGGTAAAAACCTAAAGGTGCAGTTCTTGCGTGGTTGGGCCAACAAAATCGGTCATCTCATGGCTCTGTTTTCAGAGTTGACACCAACGCTGACACCAACCGCTACAGGATTTCATGGTACGGGATGGGAAAGAAGAAAGCAGATTCCTCGAAACTCTTGAAAACACTGACTTTCTGGGATTATGTGCGCCGCTGTGGGACTATAAGAAATTCTCGGTGCGCTTCTCATAACCCGGAGGTCGGGGGTTCAAGTCCCTCTCCCGCAACCAACAAAACCACCGTTTTCGTAGCGAAAACGGTGGTTTTTCTAACTTTTTGAGCAAGTTCAAAATGAAGGGCGGGAAAATAATTCAACTTTAGTTCAACTTGCTTTCAAAAATCAAGCCTTTTTCAAAAATACGTCGGCCAGAATGTCGGTGTTCTGCTGGTCTGCTGCCGCTATGACGTGGGCGTAGATGTTGGCCGTGGTACTGACCTGCGCGTGTCCAAGTCTCTTTGAGATCGACACGCTATCCGCCTTGTTGAAATAGAGGATCGAGGCCATCGTGTGCCTGAAGGCGTGAGGATTGATGTGGGGCAGATTGTGACGCTTGCTGAATTTGTCCATCCAGCCGGTCACGCTATCCGGATGGATGGGATTTCCATTGTCCTGCGTAAATACAAAGCCCTGATCCCTGTAGTATTCACCCAGACGGAGCCTTTCCGCGTTCTGCCATGCTCTGTACTTCCGCAGGAGCTGCATCGTTTCCGCCGGAAGTGTGATGTAGCGCTGGGAGGTATCTGTTTTCGGAGTTTCTTCGTAAACGCCTCGATCTGACGCATAGACCACATTGTTACAGATGTGTACCCGGTTTTGCTCAAAGTCTACCTCGCCCATTTTAGCCCCACAATCTCACCTCTGCGGGCACCGGTGATAAGAAATAGGTGTGTGAGCACCTTCCATTTAAGCGGCGCTATTTCCAATGCGTCGCGGATCGCCGCCACCTGTTCGGGCTGGAAGTAATTGACCTCCTTCTTGCTGACCTTCGGCAGCGTGGCCTTTGCCGCCACGTTGAACGGCACAAGTCCCTCTTTCTCGGCCTGATCCAACACAGTGGAGATCAAACGGTGGTGTTCAAGGATTGTTTTCGGGGACAGGGTTCCGTTATCGCCCTGATACTCGAATACCCCGGCAGGCTTCAGGCTCATAGCAAGCGCGAGTTTGTCGGCGGATTCCTTGTTGACCGGCTTACCCTTAACGGCGTCGTATACGGCATTAAGAGACACGCCGCTGCATTCTGCCAACTTTGCACGGGTAAGCCCTCGCTTTTTCAGTTCTGCGGCAAGGTCGATTTTGGCTGTGGCGCGTGAGGGGCTTTTTCTGGCACCGGGCTTTGCAAGGTCGGTATACAGGCTATTCAGGTGGTCGGCGCGGAGGTCTTTCAACTTGATATGCCCGATAGCGGGGTATATGCGTCCGGTCAGTTCCTTATAACGGACAATGGTCGAGTGCTTTATACCCCGCTGCTCCTTCAATCCAATCACATAGCTGCAGTATTCTTCAAATTTCAAACGGCTGTCAGAGGTTACACCCTCCCGGCACTCTTTTTCAAAGGTCGCGGCGAAAGCCTCGGCCTTTTTTCTTGCGCTCTTTTCTGTCCATGTGGGCGACACCTCGAAGGTGGCTGTCCACGGCTTGAGCTGTTTTCCGTCAGCGCCACGGCCACGATGGACACGGATGGAGTAGGAAATCAGCTTTCCATCTTTATTGCGGCGTTCTTGGATGTTAGCCATTGTGTTCACCGTCCTTTCTAAATGGCAACCCCGATAATTCAAATGCGACAAAACGATCAATCTCAGAGATTAAAGTTCTCCATTGTTTATGTGAAATCATAGCAACCTTTCCGTTTCTGTTACTGATTTTCACTGCATTGTCGGAGTAAATTAGCTTGATAAAATCGTTACTCTCAGAAAAATCGACTTCTTGGATATCGTATCCGTGCAATTTGATTAAATTTACAATATTGCTGTAAGCGTCGTGTAACCCGCTCAACCCATTTTCAAACATTTCATGTTCTGTACGAAAATCGTCTTTTAAAAGGAGATACTCAACACGGACATTGAGGACTTGTGCAAGCAGAGATGCGTATTCCACAGATATTGGGCGCGTTCCATTTTCCAAGTAAGAAATTTGTTTTTCGCTACGCTCTTTCCCTCGATTATCCGGCAATTTCATGACAGCTTCAATTAGCTGCTCTTGAGAAAGACCACATGCAATCCGACATTCTTTTAGTCTTTTACCCATCAGGAACAGAGATTCCTTCTGTTGTGTTACTTTTCCCGTAAAAAGCACCCCCTTAACGCTCAAAATGGAACAAAATCAAAGTCAACCACGTTGTTACATAATAGTAACGTTTATGTTACCATGATACCACAAGGTTGAACGATACGTCAAGCCTTGATACGAAAAAGGAAGTGATACAAAATGTTTCAGACTGTTCGGCAAGTAGCACGATATCTCGGCGTCCCAGAGCATCTTGTGCGGAGTCTTGTAGCGCAAGGCGAGTGTCCGGGCATTTATTCAGGAAACCGTTTCCTGGTGCATACCGAGGGGTTGCGAGAGTATCTGGACGCAGCAAGTCACAGGAACAAGGAGGCTGGTGCGCAGTGAGTGAAAAAAGAAATGCCCGCTTCGTGGCGGCAACCACGGAACGGGCGGAAGCGGCGACTTTTGGCGGGGTGGCGGCTTCTTCTGGTCACGATTGTACCACATCGACGGAAACCCGTCAAGTCGTGTCTGCTGCGCTTTTAACTGGCGCAGAAAACGCGATTGAGGGGGCGACTTTGGCGGCGGCGCTGGACTTTAAGGACAGGCGGGCACTGTCAAAGCAAATTGAGAGGGAACGTCGCAGCGGCCAGCCGATTTGTGCGGCGGTCGCCGGAAACAGTCGGGGGTACTACCTGACCGATGATCCCGACGAGTTGCAGCGGTACATCAAAGCGTTAGACCGACGCATTCGAGAAGTACGGAGAACCCGTGATGCTTGTGGCGAGACGCTTCGGCGCATGACCGGGCAGGAAGTGATAGGGGGATGGTGACACCGTGGCCGAAAGACGAATGTTCGCGAAAGCTATCGTGAACTCGGCTCGTTTTCTGACAATGCCGCCATCGTCCCGGCTGCTCTACTACGATCTGGGCATGGGTGCAGACGATGACGGTATCGTCGAGGCGTTTACCGTCTTGCGAATGACCGGGGCCGCCGAAGATGACCTTAAACTATTAATCACCAAAGGTTTTATCACTCTGCTGAACGACGAGTTGGTTTGCCACATTGCGGACTGGAGCCTAAATAACCAGATCCGCAAAGACCGATACAAGCCCAGCATTTACCAGGACTTGTTGTCAGCGGCTGTAAACGGCAACCAGCGGTTAACCGATGGTCAACCAAATGGCAACCAGCGGTCAACCCAGTCTAGTTTAGGTAAGGTTAGTTCAGTTGAGGTTAGTTCAGTTGAGGACAGTGGAGGATTACAAGGGCGTCCACCGGACGCAGATACAAGGGAGGTCGCGTTCGCTCCCTCTGACGCCGATGAGATTGATTTTGAGACGAAGCGCCAAATAGCTCTTAAACGGATGCGAGAAAGCTATGGACAAGGACTTTGATAAATCTATACGGAGGAACTAAAAATGTTTTACTTGAAAACGAGAAAAGGCCGTAACCTGTACATCGAGGACGACAATGTGTTCACCACCTGCCCCATCTGCGGCAAGGAGTTCGCGGTCGATATCGCAGATATTTTCCGCGATGGTGAAAGCGACCTGTACGGCACAGCGGTGTTTTGTCCGGACTGTGCGAGGAAGTACGCAGAAGATGGGCAGTAGGTCACAGCGGAAGGGTGCGCACGGTGAGCGGGAGCTTGCCGCCGTACTCCGACAATATGGGTACGAGATCAGGCGGGGCGGTTCGCTGTCCTTTGGTGAAGTTCCTGATCTGGTGGGCTTACCTGGTGTCCACATCGAGGTCAAGCGCGTGGAGCGGTTGAACGTTCCGGAAGCTATGCACCAGGCTACAAGGGATAGTGAGCGTTTCCGTGATGGTGCGCCTGCTGTGTTCCATCGCCGCAGCCGTGAGCCGTGGCTTGTGACGATGCGGCTTGCGGACTGGATCAGTCTATATCAACAGCAGAAAACGGCAGAAAGCGGAAAGGAGGTAGTGAATGACACCCAATAAAGAAAAGCTGCTTGCAGCACTCTTGACCTCACGCACCAAAAAAGAAGCTGCGGCAGCGGCGGGTATTTCAGATCGAACAATGCGTTCCTATTTCGAGGATCAGGAGTTTTGTCAACGGTACCGCGAAGCGTTCGCCGGAGTGGTACAGGACGCGACCCGAAGGGCACAGCAGCTCCTAGAGCCTGCATTGTCCACCTTGCAGACGGTCATGGAGGACGAGGAGATACCGGCGCAGGCCAGAGTAAACGCGGCGAAGATCGCCCTTGATTATGCCGTGCGCCTGACCGACCAGAATGACCTTGCAGAGCGCCTTGCGGTGTTGGAGGAGATGCGGCAGTGATAACACGGGACAAGCTGGAACAGCGCATAGCGGCCCTTGAAATGGCAGAGAAGCAACGCCGGGACAGCATGACCACCACCGCAGCGGTTACGGACTACATAGCCCCGTGTTACCTGCCCCTGCACGAGGATATCAAGGCAGAAAAGCACAGGTTTTACAATCTCCCCGGCGGGCGCGGCTCCTGCAAAAGCTCCTTCGTGTCGCTGGAGATCGTGGCAGGCGTGCAAAGCGACCCCACAGGACAGAGCAACGCCATTGTATTTCGACGCACCGCAACCACCATGCGCGATAGTGTGTTTTCTCAAATCGCGTGGGCCATTGACATGCTGGGTACGTCCCACCTGTGGAAGGCCACCGTCTCGCCAATGGTATACGAGTACCGGCCAACCGGCGCACAGATCCTTTTTCGAGGTTTGGACGATGCCAGCAAGCTGAAATCCATCAAGCCCCGGCACGGTGTGTTCCGTTACGTCTGGTTCGAGGAATTTTCTGAGCTGCCCGGCCCGCGCTTTGCCCGAAATGTCCTACAATCTGTCGTGCGTGGGCAAGGCACAAGGCCGCAGATATTCCGCAGCTTCAACCCGCCGATCAGCTTGAGCAACTGGGCCAATCAGTTCGTTGCGGAGCCAGACGGGCAGGCGCTCACATTCCACACCGATTTTACCATGATCCCTGCTGACTGGCTGGGCGAAGCTTTCATACTGGAGGCCGAGCGTCTGAAAGCCGTGAACGAGCGGGCGTATCAGCACGAGTATCTGGGTATTGCCACCGGCACCGGCGCAGAGGTTTTCCCCACGTTAGAGCTACGGGAGATCACACGGGAGGAAATCCAGCAGATGCAATACTTTTTTGCCGGTCTGGACTTTGGCTTTGCCAGTGATCCAGCCTGCTTCATCCTTTGCAGCTATGACCGCAAACACGAGACGATCTATCTTTTGAAAGAGATTTTCAAGCGCGGGATGTCCAACAGGCAGTTGGCAGAGGAGATCAAGCCCCTGCTGGGGTCTGCATCAATCGAAGTGTATTGCGACAGCGCGGAGCCAAAGTCCATCATGGACTTGAGGGACTGCGGCTTGAATTGGGCAAGAGCCTGCCACAAGGCCCCGGGGTGCGTCGAGTATCGAATCAAATGGTTGCAGCATCGGCGCATTGTGATCGATCCCACACGGACACCCAATGCGGCGCGGGAATTTGCAAACTACGAATACGAAAAGGACAAGGACGGGAACATTCTAAGCCGCCTGCCAGACCGCGACAACCACAGTATCGACGCGCTGGCTTACGCACTGAACCGAGAAATCTACACACGAGGCCAGACGGCCTAAAGGAAGGAGCCGACATGGGCTATTTGAAAATCCATTGCCAACAGTGTGGTGGTATGTGGGACGTATATAGCCGTGATAACTGGAAAGCAGACACGGCGCGTCAATGTCCCCACTGCTTTATGAGCATTGATACCCAGACGTGGGAGAAGCAGATTATCCCGGCGTTTGCGTCGATGGACGATGCGAACCGGGAACTCGAGAAGGATCACAGCGGTTATCATACACCGCTGTTTGACGTGAGCTATACGGCGGGAAAGACCGCAGAGAGGTAAAAACTATGACCAATACTGAACGATATTTCAATTCCATTTGCAGCTTTAGAAAGGATTTACAGGCGCTGAACGACCGATACCGGCCCGAATATAAAAGGCTGGAGTGTTTCAAGGATTCCGCCTCATACACGGATAGCAAGCGGCTGCTGGACGACCGCCGGGGCAAGGAGCTTGCAGCGCTTCGATACGAGTATGACGACCGCCTCAAATCCGCGACCGATTCGATGGAACGGGCATACATGGCACGGCCTACCTCTGCGCCGACACAGGAGCAGCTTGCCATTTTGCAGGCCCTTAAAATGCGGGATCATGTGGGCCGTGACGAGTTGCGGCAGGCGGCGAACAATATGCGCGGCTGTCCAGTGGCGGAGCGCACACTTGAGGAGATCGCGCGGAAGAACGGCGTGTATCTCGGCCTCAAACAGGAACTCAGTGAAGATACCGTGCGCCAAAATATTTACTCCCTTCGCCGGAATGGCGAAAAGCTTGTTGCCCGTCTGGACGAGCCTAACAGCCGCAAGGCACACATGGACAATCGTGATTGGGATATGTTCCATTTGGATGTTGATCCGGCAAATGAAGCCGACTGCCTGCGGATTTTTGCCCTGTGCGACGATCCCGCCCAGCTTGCAGCGGCAGTAAATGAGACAATGGATTGAGGAGGATTTTCAACATGGACAATACCTTTGAACAGCGCCTTACCGCGCTCTACGACACCGCAAAAAAGCAGAAGGATTCGGCTCTGGCACAGCTCCAGAAGGCCAAGAAAGCCAGCAAGGCGATGGAGGACAAGGCCGCAGCAGAAGCCGCCTGCACGGCGGCAGAGCGGGCCTATTCCGCCGCTGTCGCCAATGCAGACGCTATCCTCAACGCTGGCCGTGCGGCCCTTCGGGCTGAGGTGAAAGCGGATATCCACAAGCGGTCACTGGCAAATCCTGACGACGTGGTTCCTGCCGCTATCACGCTGCTGGACAGCGATGTTCTGGTCGCTGATGACTTGATGGCACTGGCCGACCGTTTCGCAACTAATTTTACCATGCTGAGGCTTATTTTGCCCCGTGCCCGTCAGGCCATGTGTACGGCCAACACGACCCGTGACTACAACGAAAGGGACGCGCTGGATCAGGTCATCGACAGGTGCTTGGGCTACCTGAACGCTGATCTGATCGCCTTTGACCGCCTGGATGCAGAACTGGCCGGTGAGCAGATGGACTAATCTCGCCAATTTTGGCGACATTGTCCAATCACAAAACATAACACCAGCCGATTCAAAGTAGGCTGGCAGAAAGGATTTACAAATGAGAGAACTTACTTACGAAAGCGGCATGCAGAGCTACACCGTCAACGGTGTTGAAAACGCATTTACCGCGAATCTCACAGAGGGCAGCTTTATTGAGCGTCTGTGCAATGCAGTAGCAGAGCTGCAAAAGATGCACGAATCACTGAATGTCCGGGAGGACGCCGGTGTTTCTGACATGCTTACCATGATCTCGGACTATGACAAAAATGTACGTGCAACCATTGACGGTGTTTTTGGCATTGGTACATCCGAGAAGGTCTTTGGTGCTCAGTCTACGTTTGCATTTGGCGCACATTCGCCCGTTTGGCTGAACTTTCTGGTCTCTGTTATGGAAGAAGCTGACCACCAGTTTTCCGAAGAGACCAAGACGGTGAATCCCAAGCTGAAAAAGTTCATCAATAAATATGCCAAATGACAGCCGCCATGCAGAATGACTTGCTGCCAAAAACGGTTGATATCTGTGGGAGAGAATACCCGATCCGCTCAGATTACCGAGTGATCCTCGACATTTGCAGGGTGTTGGATGATGCGGATTACAACCAATATGACAAAGCTCTTGCTGTATTGGTTGCCTTTTATCCCGATATCTCTGATATTCCACAAGAGCACTACAAGGAAGCCCTGGAATGGTGCATGTGGTTTATTCGATGTGGTGACGAGGAGCCTGACGGGAAAACACCGCGGCTAATCGACTGGAATCAGGATATTAGATACATCGTCTCACCAATCAACAGGGTAGCCGGAATGGAAGTGCGGGATGTGGAATATATGCACTGGTGGACATTTATCGGCTACTTTTCCGAAATCGGTGACTGCCTCTTTGCTCAGATCGTAAATGTCCGGCAGAAGCTTGCAGCCGGCAAGACGCTGAACAAGGACGAGCGGGAGTTTTACCGGAAAAACAGAAAGCTCGTTGATCTGAAGCAGCGGTATACAACACAGGAAAATGACCTGATCCGCGAATGGGTATAGAAAAGCCGCCCCATAATGGGGCGGCTGGGCCAAAATGGTTGCTCAATTTGCGTAGAGACGAAACGCCTTATTGGTTCCATCCTTTGCAACAGACAGATAATAATCGGTTGAATCAGAAGGTACATTGTATACGAAGACACCGCTCTTTACAATATTCGGCGAAAGCGTTGTGTAAGCAAATGTCTCGTCATAATACCACAGCGCGTCTGTATAGCAATTGTAAGACCGCCCCTGATTGTCAACCAGAGGAATATCATTTGATATGTCGATGGGGTCTTTGGTGATATTTTCAATCTCAACAGAAAATACAACGTACTTCGTCCCGCTTTGAGCGACATCGGGATCGAGATATTCGGTAGTCAGTTCCTGTACTTCCTTGCAACCGGTGACACAAATGTTTATCGTGGCAAGTTCAATGGTTTCGCCGGGATGGACATCACTCCAAATCATGGATTCTTCCGCCGGTTCGGTTGTGTTGTCAAAATCGGAAAAGTTGCCAGCAAACGAGAAAAGACCACCGGTCAAAGCGTTATAGACCTCGGTCTGGTCTTTGTCAATGACCCAATTGCCGTCAACAAGGGACAGGGAAATGTCAACTTCCTGCTCGACGTCACCATAGTCATCACTGTTCAGCTTTTCCATAAAGAGCTTGTTCATCATTTCGGTCTGTTCGGCGTCACTCATTTCGCCGCCGGAAAAAGCAGATGACAATATCTCAGAAAAAGCATCGGCCATCGTATCGGACAAGATAGAAGAAATGTCCTTATTGGATATCTTGGCTTTTACAACGGCGGTCTCATCCTGTTCGTCCGAACTGATAATTTTATAAGAGACACCGCTAAAAATGGCCTTTACGATTTCGGCGTCTGATTCGCTCTGAGCCGATTCCACAAACCCATTACCCCAGTAGTTTGCGGCTTTTTCGCTGTCAGCCGCTTTTACAGCATCGATTGCGCTTTCAACGACCGACTGTGCTGATGGGCGGCTACCTCCTGCACATCCGGTTATTACAAAGAGTGCAACCAAAATCATGCAAACACATACAAACCTTTTCATAAAAATCTCCTCTCTCGCTTTGCGTTTTTTAAGTATATCGCACAAATCAACAAAAATCAAGGTGGTGATTATATGACATCCGATGGTTCCATTGTATTTGAAGCCAGCATCAACGACAAAAATGCGCAAACAAAGTTGAATCAACTCAAGGACAAAATCCAGCGACTGCAAAATTCGCTTGAAAAGAGTACGGGCGAACAGAGCAACATCAAAAAGAAGCTGGATTCCGCCAAAGCGGCAGCGCAGGAAACAGAGAAGGAGATCAAGCGCATTATGGAAGCGCTTCAGGCGGAGCTGGCACTCAACGAAGATATTGCCAGTGGCAAGGTATCTCTGTCCGATGAAGAACTCCAAAGAGCTGCGGAACGGCAAGACGCGCTTGTTGCCAAACTAAAGGAACAGCAGGTACTGCTAAAAAAGCAGGATAGCACGGTGCAAAGTCTTGGTAGGCAGTACGACCGTGTTACAGAAAAAATCGAAAGCCAGACGCAGGAGCTGAACCGCACAAAAGAGGAGGCGGCTGAGTACGCCCGCCAAGTCATCGAGGCCAGCAAGAGCCAAAATGTCATGACTGACATGGCAAAAAAAGCGTCTGCGGCTATGGAGAAATTAGGGGTACGTATCAAGGCACTCGCCAAAAGTGCGCTGATTTTCTCTGTTATTGCCGCAGCGTTGCGGGCGCTTAAAGACATCATGGGGCAAGCGATCAGCCAAAGTAAGGAAGCTGCCGCGTCTATTGCAAAACTCAAAGGTGCGCTTTTGTCACTTGCACAGCCTATTATTGAGGTGCTTTTGCCTGTGTTTACTGCATTGGTAAACATTTTAGCAAAGATCGTAACGGCGGTTGCAAAGTTTATTTCGTTGCTGTTTGGAAAATCTTTTTCTCAGACCAAGCAGAACGCCAAAGCACTGAATACGCAAAACAAGGCCTTAAATTCGCAGAAAGAGGCAATCGAGGGAGTGGGCGAAGCAGCGGAAAAAGCTTCCGGCAGCTTGGCGGACTTCGACGAGCTGACCACGATTTCAAATTCCGACAACAAGTTGTCCGGCGGCGGAGCTGGTGACCTGGGCATTGACACCAGCGAAGGTATCGCGCCTGACTTCTCCGATCTTGACGCTGATGTTTCCATTTTTGATAACCTCGTCAAGCGGCTGCAAAAGATATGGCAGGACATCAAGAACATCTTCAAGGATCTAAAAGACATTGTCGTAAACTTCTTTACTGGCAATTGGGGCGATATGCTGGAATCTATCAACAATCTTTTCTGGCACATCCAAGACCTGATTTCTGATATCTTACTGTTTGTAAGCGAAGGATTTGGCGATATTATCGACTGGATCATTCAAAAATTCAATCTTGCGGGTACGCCAATTGGGCAGGCGTTAGAGGGGATCAAAGGCATTGTGCAGGGAGCCATTGAGTTCGTTGTAAATTTCCTCAACCTTAACCTCGACGGCGTATTGAACTCTGTCACTAAATTCATGACAGGCCTGCAAAACCTGCTATATGGCATCATCAATTTTGTGCAAAGCGGCGTCAACAGTCTACTTACATGGCTGAACAACGTGACGGGCGGCCAACTCAGTGGGTTCATTGAATTTGTCAAGTCGGTGTTTAACGGGTGCTTTTCGTTCATTAAAGAGGTGGCGGGCGCTGCATTTGCCGGATTGAAAGACATGTTGAACGGCATCATTACCTTGCTGAACGGGCTATTCTCCGCCAACTGGAAGCAGGCGTGGCAGGGCCTTATGCAGTTCGTGAAAGGCATTGCAACTACGATTGCAGGTGTGTTTGGCAGCGCATTGAATGTCATTATCCGGGCGCTGAACTGGATGATCCGCCAGATCAACAGAATCAGTATCACTGTGCCTGACTGGGTTCCGGGAATTGGCGGGCGAACCATTGGCTTTAACATACCAGCGATTTCTGAGGTTACGATTCCGCGTTTGGCGCAAGGTGCTGTTATTCCGCCCAATCGTGAGTTCCTCGCAGTGCTGGGCGACCAAACCAGCGGGACGAACGTAGAAGCACCCTTGAGTACTATCCAGCAGGCGGCGGTACAAGCGTTTGCGGAGATGGGGCCGGAATTTGCACAGGCCATTGTGACGGCGTTGGCGGCTGCTGGACTGTTCGGAGATATCCGAGATATCCGCAGCAGCGCACAGGTGACAGCGCGAAAAGACTTCACGTTGGGCAAGCCCAGCAGCGCGGCAGGCCGGTGGGTCAGCCAGAGTATGGAAGCTTACGAGGCAGTAAGGGGGTGAAGACATGACGAACATTTTTGAAATCCTCAAAGACCGGTTGCTCGATGACATGGTCGATGCAGCTCGTGAGGCCTATATCGAGGACGAAGAAGAGGACGAATGACAAAGCCGGGACTGCACGGAATTGTGCAGTCCCGGTCTCTTAGCTGTGCTGTGGGCTATCAAATATACAAGTGGAGGACAGCCCAGCTTTGGACAGTCCCCCACCAGCGAAAAATCGCTGCTGAATTTCCGGCGGTGAGATGGTTGTGACGTTACCCTTCTCCTTGCCCCTCAGAAGCCGCAGGAGCGCCGTTGTCCCGTTCCATAGTCTCGGGTGATTGCCCGGTTGATGAAGCCGTTCACGCTCTCGCTACGGGCTTCTGCGTGGGCTTGCATGGCAAAGCGTTTTCTGTGTTATTTCTGCTTAAGGGCTTTCTTTTGTTCGCTTTCTATTTGCTTGACACTCTTTTCCGGTGTCGGAAGATCTTCTGGCATTGTTCCTCCGAGTTCTTCTATTGTCTTGCGAACCTTTTGGCCGACTGCGTAATGCGTCTGATTTGCAGCGCGCTTCCCCCGAACTTTATCTCTCCGCAGCTTTTCTTCTGTCTGTGTGGCACGGAAAAGATTTGCGGCAAGCTCCGTGCTACCCATGTGGTCAAGAATGTCCTGTCTCTTTTTCAGCCCTTTGCGCTGCCGAATATCGGCGGCCTTCAGGCCGTTATACAAGCCCATGTAGCCATAGTTCTGAAAAATTGCATAGTCGATAGGCTCAATAACACCAGCGTCATGAGCTGCATCGGCAAGGGCGGAGTTATGGCGTTTCATTTCGTTGCGAATAGCAAGACGCTTCTGATCCTCGGAAAGTTGTTCATAGTCCTCTACAAGCTCCTGCTGCCGGGTCTTTACCGCAAAGTAGGTTTGTCCAAGTGCTATGATTTCCTTGCTCGGATCGCCATTCATGACAATGAGATAACAGGCGTACCGTGAAAGTGCATAATCTTCGACCCGCCTTTTTGCACTTTTTCCTAAATTTATCATATTGGTGGTTTCACCAAAATGATCCTCAATATCATTTCCGCTGTTTTGGCACGCCTCCATCGCTTTGAAAATAGCATTTTGGAAATTACGCCAATCGGCATATTGTAGCACTTTGCTCAATTCACGAGCATACCAAAACTCCTGTCCATCGTCTGTATAATGCTTGATGGATTCAAATGTTTGCTCACTGTAGGTCACCATTTCTTCGTTTTTGGCTTCATCGTCAAAATGGTAGAACATATTATACCTCTTTCTTCATGCTTTGCAGATGTTCTTATTCGTTGTTCTCGTGAGAACTCTGTAGACGCTGATACCTGGGAATCTCTGTCAGTTCCTGTACACGCTCTACAGCCTTTTCCTGGCCTTCTTCTGTAAGCATATCCATAAGACTTCCCAATTGTTTCTTATAACCCGAAATGTATTTATGTGCGTTATCGATACCCTGAATCAAAATATCTTTGTACCGCCGAAGTTCCTCTTGCGTGATTGTATCGTTATCTAATTTCTTTTGGAGTTCGGCAAATTCGGCATCTGGGGTGACGTTGACGGTGATTGATTTGTGCTTTGATGGCGCACAGTCAGGGTATCTTGCCAACCTATTCCCCAATAGGTACGCTGGGGTTGTTCCGAAATACTCTGATATTTGGATCAGTGTGCCTGCACTTGGACTAAGACCTCTTGATTTCCATGAAGCCATTGTAGATTGACTGATTCCTAAGTCCTTCCGTACCATTGCAGGCGTTACGTTCATCTCTTCACAAAGTTCAGCAAAAATATCATAAAACACAAAATCACCACCGCAAAATTGTAAGAAACGACAAAACACGTCGGAGTATCGACTTATCGATTGACAACATCGAGTTATCGATATATAATTGCATCGACAAGTCGTTACACACATCATACCACACACTATAAGGAGGTGCAAGAGAAAAGTGAAAATCAGTGTCAAGAAGATTGTGGCAGCTATGGCAGACAAGGGGATTGATTCCTACAAGGCGCTTGCTGCTGCGGCCGGCGTATCTGTGAACACAGTATCCCGGTTGTGCAATGGTGGCAGCGCAAAGGTTCCGACCCTGCGGGCGCTTGCTGCGGCATTGAACGTCAGTGTGACGGACATCATTGAAAAGGAGGACTGAGACAATAATGGCTAGACCCAAAAGAGCCACTTGGTGGAAAATGCTGTATCATCAGCGGGCAGCCATCGAATCAATTCCAAATGAAGAGGTTGGCTCCGGTCTCAAAGCTGCGTTTCGATACTTCGACGGGGAAGAAATTAACCCTGGTGATCTATCTTCGCAAGCATTTACCGTTTTCTGCGTAATGAGGCCTTGCATCGACGAATCTATGCGAAACTACGAAGAATCCGTTATAAACGGGAAGCGAGGTGCTAATGAGCGGTGGGGACAATGATAGCCCCTCTATAGAGGGGCTATAGGGGGGCTATAGGGGGCTTAGAGAAGTAGACGAAGAAGGAGATGGAGATGATGAAGAAGATATATAAGGGTGTGTGTTCACACGCGCTCATATATAAGGGAGTGGCGACACGCCGACACCCACCTTCCGGAAAGGAGTGATTTTTCTGTTATTCGATTTTGACAAATTTGCCAATATCACCGCAAGAGTTTTTCCAGACGATGTGGGATACAGTCTTGAGGATGCGCTAAGCGTGTTCAGGTACTACTTTGAGAGGTACGAGGAGCACACCGGGCACCCGCACCCACCCATCCGGGCCGACCAGATCGTGCGGATCATCCGGGCAATGCCGTGGCTCTGCGAAACGAGCAAGTGCGGCTCCTGCGTAGAACTTGAACCGTTTTGCTACCCACCTCTGATCGACAAGCATTTTGCGACCAAGTACCGGCATTGCGATTTCAACATCAACCATTTTTTCAGCGGTAAAATCCGCGAATTGAGATTCTACGAGGAACTATATTGAAAGGAGATATACCATGCCCTATTATCACACCTGCTCCATCTGCGGAGCAACACTTGACCCCGGCGAGAAATGCGACTGCTATCCGCCTGAAGCGCTAATGGCCGATGTTCTGAGGTTGACGCCAGATGAACGGCGGATGCTGCTGGAATATATAGATACGATGATTGCACAAAGAAAAGCCCCCTGTGTCACCGCCGACCAAAGCACGACACAGAGAGCCTGACCACCACCCAACACAGGGAGGTTGGTATGCTTATTGTACCAGCCTCCCGCCGATAAAACAAGGAGGAAATATGAGTTATTCGTCTGAGGTTGCCGTGCAGAAGGAAATACCGCACAGCATGATGCAGGATGATATCGAGACTTTGCGTAAACGGATTCTTGAAATGCTTGATCGGTTATCCGACGCAGATTGCGCCGAGGTCTATGCAACGCTGAAAGAAAGAGGTGTGCTATGAATAGAGCTTTACGGCAAGAAGTTCGCCGCCTTATTATAGATATGACCGACGAGCAATGCCAAGTTGCCTTAGAAGCATTCAAAATATCCGTGGAGGATAATACAAAAACACCAGAAGAATGTTGTGCTCTTGCGTATAAGCGTTTGAATCGAAGGGAGGCACTATCATGAAAGCAAAAGCACCCAACAGGTCTACCGGCCACATCGACGAAAACGATAGATACTATCCCTGTGTACCCACGCCGTTTGGTATGATTCCCCTGGTCGGCGTGACCATGACCACCGAGCGGGAACGTGAGCTTTTCGGAAAGGAGGTGCAGACCAATGAGCGCGACCGAGACGCTGTTCCGTGCGCATGA